GCGCCGGCAGCGCCGAAGCGCCGGCTTCGCTCCTGCTCGAGCAGCCCCGTCAGGGCATCCGCCGTGGCCTGTCCGATCGCGGCCCGCTCGAGGCCCGAGCCGGCGCGGCCGGAGCGCGCGAAGACGCTCGAGATCTCCGGAAGGATGCTGCGGACGGCCGCCGTCGTGGCCTCCCGGATCGCCGGATCCTGCAGCGGATCGCGGGCCGTGAAGTCCCGGAAGACGCCCTCCGCCTCGCGCGTGACCGGAGAGACCTCCCCGCGCGCCGCGCGCAGGAAGGTCTCCTCCGCCTGGGGAAGGAAGCCGCCCTCACCGCGGCCGCGGGCGGCGAGGACGTCGAAGGCCTCCTGCTGCTCCGGGGTGAACGGCTCGACCAGGTGCTGCGCGCCGGCGCCGGCCAGCTGGCCCTGGAGCCGCTCGATGGCACGGGTCCGGACTCCCGTCTCGCGCGTGACGAACGGCTGCAGAAACGGCGGGATCACGCGCTCCTGAGTGACCGTCTCGCTTCCGCTCTTACCCATTGCACCGTCCGATCGAGAGGTCCATGTGTACTGCGCGCGACGACCATCCGAGCTTCCGCAGCCAGCGCGCCATGCCTGGCCTCGCGATGGCCTCGAGGCGCGTCGCTCCGCTGATCTCGGCCAGATCGACGAGCAGCGCTTGCACCGTCTCTGCCCACTCCCAGAAGCGCGCGCCGGCGATCGCCACGACGCGCAGCACGACCTCGCGCGAAGGATGGCGCACGAACTCGAGGACGAGAGACGATCCGATCTGATCTCCCCGGTGGACGACCCAGAGGATCCGGCGACCGTCGCGGACGCTGGAGCGCAGGTCCTCGAGGCGCGGGCCACCGCCGGCCAGACGAGATCGAGATCCTCCGGCGGCACGGTGGCGACCTGCCAGCGATGGGTGACGGCGTCCGGTGCGCTCACGCCGGATTGCCTTGGGCATCGACGAACGACGACCCATCCCACCACTCCGGCTGCCCCGATGCGGTGTTGAAGAAGCTGAATCCCACGTCCTTCGGGTTCATGCTCGGCTGACTGTTCCTCGCCGGGATGAGCGACGGCAGGTTCGGCCAGCCGAAGATGTCGTCGAGGGTCCCCCCGTTCTGCTCGAGGAACTGAATCTGATTGTTGGAGTTTCCCGATAGGTCGTTCAGGGCGAGGAACATGGATCCATGAGCCTCGCCGTTGGCCACGATCTGGATCGGCCGTAGCGCCCAGCCCGTGATCGGGTTGCCGATCGCCAGCACGTTCGAGGAATTTCGGATCAGGATCCCCTGGACGCCCGTTCCGCCTCCGCCGAGCGCGTTGCCCATGAGCGTGACACGGCCGCCCACGCCCTCGAGGCGGATGCCCGTTCCGGAGGCGTTGGTAGCGAGGACCGTGTTGCCGTTGAAGGTGATCTGTTTCGCGTTGCTTCCAATCGCGTAGAGGCTCTGGTCGACGCAGTTCCTCACGGTGTTCCCCACGACGACGTTGTGCAGCGTCTCGTGGGTGCTATTGCCGTCCACCACGATCCCGGTCGTCGTGTTGCCCTCGCCGTCGACGGTGTTCGTTCCCGCCACGCAGGACTGGCAGTTGACGAGCTCGATGCCGATCGAGTCCTGGTTCCGGACCGTATTGAGACCGACGGCGACGCTGGCCGAGCGAGAGGCGACGGAGATTCCGATGGCGCCTCCCTCGACGTGGTTCTTGGCGATCCGTCCGTCTCGCAGAGATCCGTAGACGTTCGGGTCTCCGAAGAACTCGATCACGACGACGGCGCTGCCGGTGGGGGAAGGGTGCATGAGGCAGGTGTTTCGTGCGACCTTGGGCCGGAGAACCGTCCCGTTGACGTTGGCCGTCACCTCGATGCAGCCATCGCTGTAGGCCGCGTTGGCGCTGCGGTCGATGAATGTGTCGACGACGCCGAAGTCGCGGAGCGTGGCCCCGCCCTGAGCCAGCCCCTGGACGCCCATCCGACCGGTCCGCGCGATCCGGCAGCGGCGGACCGTCGCCCGATCGGAGTCGAGGACGAAGATCCCGCGATCTTCCGCGTCGTCCAGGTGGAGGTCTTGTACGACCAGGTCATGCGAGCCCGGGTTGGCGCGGATCAGCGGGGCCATGCCGGCGGACTGCTGGGCGGCGTTCCCGGCCATATTGACCAGATCCGGAGCCGCTCTCTCGCCGGCGAGGATCACGCCTGCAGCGGAGACCGTGACCAGGGGGGCATCGGATCCGTCGGCGAGCACCAAGCGGGCCCGGGCGTTCCAGAGGACCTGAGTTCCTGCCTGAGCGACGACCAGCCCCGAGACGCGGTAGACGCCCTCCGGGAACCAGACCGGGGCGCCGGCCCCCACGGTCGCGTCGTCAAGAGCCGCCTGGACGGCCGCGGTGTCGTCGCTCAGACCGTCCCCCACGGCGCCGTACGAGCGCACGTCCCGGAGTGCCTGCGTCGCCAAGCGGGCCCAGTCCAGGCCGGTGGAAAAGGCCGGCGCGTCGTCGATGGAGGCGAAGGCTCCCGGCCAGAGGCTCGCGTCGGGAATGGTCGACGCGCCGAACCTCGCAAGAGGCAGCGGCTGCGTCATCCCGTTGGAGCCGTCCTGCATGAGCGCGGCGTTGACGCGCTTGGCCAGCACCCGGCGGTGCTCGAGCTCGTTGGGATGCACCTCCGGGACGTCGGGGCGCTGGCGGGGATCAGCCACGGCGCTCTCCTCGGCGCGCCTCCACGGGCTCGACCTGCACGCCGAGCGCGTGCTCCCAGTCTCCAGTGATCTCCACCCCGAAGCGGTGGTAGCGGGCGTTGGCGCGCTGGGTGAATCGTCCCGACGCGGACTGATCGCGGTAGGCGCCTACGACGATCGGATCGGTCTGCCGGTTCCGGGTCGAGACGCGCGAGCGGACCGTCCCCCCGTCCACGAGCGCCCGCCAGGCGTCCAGGCGAGTGCGGTGGCCCGAGTGGATCTCGCGATCCCCCGTCTCGAGCGTTGCGGTGGCCTTGGGTCCGGTGAAGAAGCCCGAGCGGTACTGCGCGTCGAAGGCGGCGAGGACCGGAGCGCCGCCCAGCCAGCGGGAGGCGTCGAGGCTTGCCGGGAGCGCGTCTAAGCTGGTCGAGATCGTGTCGAGCTGCTCGAGGGTGAGCCCCGTCGTCCCCGACTGCCAGAGGAGCTCGATCCCCGCCGTCCCAAGGTCCCGCAGCGTCCAGCGGTCGAGCGTCCGGTCGTAGATCGCCACGCGGTTGGGGGTCCCTCCCACGTTCCCGGGACCGGCGTACGCCCACCAGATGCGCTGTGCGGTCGGGTCTGGCGAGGCCGTGATCCGGTGGAGATAGTCGGTGTCGAGCTCGGCGAGGAGGCCGATGCCCTTGAGAACCTCGTCGAACTGAAACACCACCGGAGCGCCGACGAAGGTCATCCGCCACACGGCGTTCCGCTGCAGCACGACTCCGAACTCGCCCCCGAAGAGCCGCTCGATCTTCTGGGTGCGAAGATCCTGGAAGTCGGCAAGGGTTTCCGCCGAGACGGTCCAGTCCAGCTCGTCCCCGATCCCGGACCAACGGGTCCGTGACGTCACATGGCCGTCAACCGCGTCGGTCGTGTCGGCCACCGCGACGAAGTCGCGGATCACGGCAATGTGCCTTGCGCGAAAGTCGGTCGTCAGGTCCGTGAACGCGGTGTCGCCGAGCACGATCTGCTGCGGGAAGTTGCCGAAGTTGGTGGCCAGGACCTTGTCCTTCCAGGCCACGAACTCCCAGGCCTGCTCGCCCGGCGTGGCATAGCCGCCCGACTTGGAGCGATCGGTCCAGCTTCCGCCCACGTTCTGATAGAGCTTCGTCATGTCGCCGGCGTACTGGAAGACGTTGCGGTCCGAGTCCAGCGCCTGGATCGCGCCCAGCGGGCGGTCGTCGAGGGCGTCCGTGACGGCTACCAGGCCCCGCATGGGCAGGTATCCCGTCGCGGAGGGCACCACGTTGGTCGCCTCGATGAGCCCCGGGTTGCCGAGCGGCGCCAGGTCGGGGAGCCACTCGCCGAAGCGGATGACGGTCACGGCGCCCTACCAACCACCCGCGACACGAGGGGCCCCGCGCGCTGCTGGGCGATCGCCATGGCGTTCAGGCGATCGCGGGCATCCGTGTAGAGCGTCGCCCAGGTCGAGAGCCGCTCGTCGTGGGCCAGGTAGGGCGCGGCCGCGGCGAGGGCGCCTAGCGGCTCCGGAGCCCTCCAGTAGATGAGCTCACCCCGGTAGTTGGCGTCCGGGTCGCGGTCAAACTCGATCTGCTGGTGGATCGTGAAGAACTCCGGCTTGCCGGTCTCCTCGTGACGCTCTCGGGTCATGTCGAAAGGCGAAAGCTCCGTGAGCACTGTGACGGGGCTCGTGAGCAAACGCAGGTGCTTCACCTGAAGGAGACGGGCAGGGGGATCGACGTAGCGGTGCCGAACGAAGAGAGGCTCCCGCTCGAGCATCTGGCGAATCCGCACCTCGCGCCGGTGCCGCGACTCGGCCAGGTCGATGAAGGTGTCGATCTGGTCTGTCAGGTCGTCGCGATCGAGGTGCTCAGCGATCTGGTTCTTGAGGCCCTCGTAGGTGTCGAGACCCGTCTCAGCCATGGCGCCCCACGTCGACGCGACCCGGCCGCGTGCGGAATGCGCGCAGCTCAGGCGCGTTGAGAAGCGTTCGCCACACGCGCTTCGCCTTGTCCGTCTTCCCGAGGATGAGCTCGCGGTACTTGATCTGGTAGACGCGGCAGGCCTCCTCGATCACGGTCACGGGGATTCGGGCCACTCGATGGAATCCGGAGCCGGAGCCGAAGCGTGAAGGGGCATCGTTGTACTCTCGGCGGTTCGCTGCGATGATCGAGTCGACGTCCTGGGTGGTCGTCACGGTGAAGCGATCCCGGCCATCGTCCCCCTGGTGGAGGTAGGTCCGGTGGGTGATCGGTCCGAGGCGTTCGGTGTCCAGCAGCTTCATAGGACGTAGTACGCCATCGATACGCGGCCCTCGACGCCGACACCACCAGCGCCGAGCTGGACCGCCATCGAATTGCTGACCCCCGGCGAGAACGGAGGATCGAAGGGCAGGACGACCGATCCCTCCAAAGCGATCGAGATATTCCCGACGTTGGTGGTCACGGACAGGACGCCCGAAGCAGTCGGGTCGCTGTAGCTCGCCACGATCAGCGACACGTATATCTGCTGACCTCCGGGGGGCTGACTAGGGAACACGGTGGCCGTCGCGTTCGTGGCCGCGTCGCCCAGGACCGTGGTGGCCGGCTTCGGGATCTGGCTTCCCATGCCTCCCCCCTCAGAGCGTGTAGAAGGCGACGCCGATGCGGCCTTCGACGCCGGCGCCGCCGGCTGCGAGCTTCAGATCGAATCCCGTGCCCTGGACGATCTGGAGAGGGACCGAGAAGGGGATCACCGCCTTGCCGTGAACGTAGAAGAAGAGGAAGCCGTTGACCCGATCCAGCGTGAGAAGACCCGAGGCGCTCGGATCGCTGTAGCTCGCCGTGAGGAGCGTGACGTAGTTGCTCTGACCTCCGGGAGGATGATTGGCCGCCGCTCCCTTGGTGGAAAGGGAGGCCTCGGCATCGGTTGCCGAGGCCTCCATGAGAGTGGTGGCCGGCTTGAGGATCTGGCCGCCCATGTGGGGCTCCTCGATCAGCTGGTGGTGAGATCCGCCACGATGCCGCTCGATGCCTCGTTGCGGGCCTCGAGCGTGTACTCGGAGAGGATCTGCCGGGCGTCCGAGTCGCCGGTCTTGGCGATGTCGAACACCGCCATGTCGCGGCCGGGCAGGAAGGGCACGGCCCACATGTCCGACTGCAGGAGGAAGGCGTCCCGAGCGCGCTGGAAGCGGTTGGGGACGATCTTGAGCATCCCGAAGTCCGACTCGTAGACGTCGAAGGTGGCGTGGAGGGTCTTGTCCTCCGCCTTCTGGAACTTCGTCGCCGCTCCGAACGTGCTCGACGCCTGGCGGTTGAAGGGGCCCACCATGAGAACGTCGGGCATCCCGCCGGAGTTGAAGATCTGGACCAGCACGTCCTTCACCTGGCTCTCGTCGAAGGCGCGCTGGTTGCCATCGGTTCGAGCGTCGCTTCCGTCGCCGGTCGGATCGGCCCCGGTCCCCTCGAAGTTGGTGTTGGTCGCGATCCAGGAGGGCAGCCCGGCCAGCTCTCGTGCCGTCGTGTCGTTGCCCGTGACCTTGGCCTTGTTGGCGCAGAGCACGGTCTCCATGTCCCGCTTCAGCTCCTGGCCGCGCTTGAGCATCTGGTAGTCGAGCTCGTCGGCGCGGCCGGCCGTGTTGACCGCGCGCGCCGTCCCCGAGACCCGCGCGTCCTTCGTGCTGATCTGGGTGCGGTTGTTGAGCCGCGTGGTGGGCGAGCTCGACTGCTGCGGCGCGTCGTCGCCCTCGATGGCGGCGTTGTTGGTGGCGGCGGCCAGCGAGTCGGTCTGCCACTCGTGCAGCGTGTTCTCGGCCTCGCCGCCGCGAGCCATGGACAGAAGAGGGGTCTCGACCGGGGAGATGTCGTAGATGACGTCCGCGAGGTCCTCGCGGATACCGGTCATGTCATTGGTGGCGTACGTTCCGGTGGGCTGCGCCATGGGAGCCTGCTCCTCGCTTCGCTCTCAGGACCTCCATCGCGCTCTTCACCGTGCCGCTCTTGCGGTGCTCGGCGAGGGCCCGACGGGACCGGTCCTGATTCTGTTGCTCTCGAGAGGGCGGCGTACCCGGCCGGAGCACTCGCCCCGGCTTCGCCGCCTTCTTCTGTGCCGCGCCCTTCCGACCCTGGTCGTAGAGCATGGCCTTGCGAGCGAGCAGAATGAGTCGATGGTCGGCGACTCCCTGGACATCCTGCGGGGCGAAGCCCTGGTCCTTCAGGTACTGGACCAGGCGGCCCTTCTCGTCTCGCGCCTTCGCCTCGTCGCGCCACTCGGGTAGGTGTTCGAGCAGTGCGGCGTGCTCTTGCGCGAGCCGCTCTTCGTGCTGCTTCCGTGCTTCCTGTTCTCGTTGCTCCATCGCTTGGCGGTAGGTGTTCACCGCCTCGCTCTTGAGCTTCTCGATCTCGGCGCGTCGCTCCGAGATCTCCACCTTCTTGGCGGCGTACTCGTCCGGGTCCTCCTTTCGGAGCGTGGCCCAGTCGATGCCGCGGGTCTCCTCCTCGAGCTTGCCCTCCAGCGTCTCCACGAGCTTGGCGGCCTGGTTGAGGTTCTCCTCGGCCGCCGTTCGCTTGGCCGTGAGCTCCTGGTCGAGAGCCTTGGCCTTGTCGCGTGCCTCGGACAGCCGCTGCTCGGCTGCCGAACGCATCTGGTAGCTGGCGACGACGTCCGAGAGCGGAACCTCGCTCTCCCGGCCGTCGACCTTGACGCGGACCTTGAGGTCGCCGGCCTTGTCGGGCTCGAGCTCGGCGGCTTGGAAGAGCTCGTCGAGGGAGCGGAAGGTGCCGGTCTCCTCGGTGCTCTGCTCCTCGTCGCCATCCTCGGCCGCGGTGGCGGCGTCCTCGCCCTCCGCCTCGTCGGCCGCGCTCGCGTCGTCTCCCTCGCCGAGGCCAGCGTCTTCCGCCTCGTCGCCGGTCTGGCGGGCCGCCGCGGCCCGCTCTTCGTCCTCGTCCCCGCCGCCCGGCTCGCCGGACGTGACGTCCGGGGGATCCCCGGTCAGGAGCGAGCCGAAGCGCTCTTGCGCGAGCGATCGCAGACCGCCACCCGCTCCGCCGGCGCCTTCCGTCGTGTGCCCCTGCTGCGTGGCGTCACTGCCCACGTCGGATCTTCCGCCCCATGCGCTTGCGCAGGCCCTCGCGCTTCTCGATCGCCCAGAGCTCCTTCTGGGCCATCTGGCCGGTGCGTACGTGCGCCTCGAACTGGCTTCGGAGGTTCCGGAGCAGACGGTCCATCAGGTACGCCTTCTCTCGATCCTGCGCTTCGTGGCCTTCCGTGGATCGCCAGAGACGGATGATCTCGCTCTGGACGGCCTCGAAGGCCTCAACGACCAGCGGGTCCTCGAGAATCCGCTTGGCGTGCTCTCCTCGCTGGCTCTGGTGTCGGAGCTTACTCGTGTCGGCCATGGGTGTGCATCCGATCGGATCGCATTAGACCCGAGCGCCCGGGACATCGCGCCCCGACTCGAGCTCGAGCTTCGTCAAAGTGTTCCGGATCTTCTCGAGCTCGATCGCGAGGTCATCCTGCTGCTTCTGCCTCGAGAGCTCGATCTTCGCCAGCTCGCGCTCGTGCTGCAGCATGTTGCGCTCCCGGTCGATGTCCTGCTCGCGCGCCTGCAGCTGGGCCTGCAGCTGGGCCACCTGAGCCTGCAGCTGAGACACCTCGTCGCCCTCCTGGCCGGGCATCTGCATGGCGCCGTCGCCGGGGTCCATGAAGAACGACTCGGGGTCGAGCAGGTTGGCGTTTCGGACGAAGGCCGCGTAGGTGTTGAACAGGTTGCGCGCGTTGACCAGGACGCCCGCGCCCCCGTTGAGCCAGGCGTCCTTCTGCTTCTCGTAGATCGCCTCGAGGTGGAGGAGATTCTTCTCCCGCGTGCCGAGGCCGAGCCCGATCTTGACCTTCATGTTGCGGCGTGTCCGCCACTCGCGCGGGTCCACCGTCACCCACTTGTTGCGCAGCATGGCCACCCGGCTCTGGCGCTGGTGCTTCAGTACGAGCTCGTGGATGTGCAGGAAGAGGCTCCTGATGCCGGTCTCGGCGAAGATCCGGGCCACCATCTCGATCTTCATCTGCTTGAGGTCGAAGGCCTGCGACATAACGGACTGCTGGATGTTCTTGAGCGCGTCCGCGGTGAGGCCCTGCGCGTCGGCCGAGACGCCCGTCCGATTCTGCTTGGCCTTCTCGACGAGCTCGAGCATCGGGTACGTGTTGCCGGCGGTGAACGGGATCGAGATCGGACGCCACGATTCCGAGAGAGGGCGCGTGAAACGCTTGACTGAGCCGGCGCGCGTCGTGAGAAGGTCGTCGAGGGTGTTCTCGCCCATCGCCATCTCCCAGACGGCGTGGCCCGGATTGTTGGCGTGCGAGAGGTTGTCGAGAATCTGACGCTGAAGCGTCGATCCCAGGTCCTGCAGGTCAAAGACCTTCTGCGCCCAGGACCGTCCGAAGTGCTTGTGCGGCATCGGCTGCGGGCAGAGGGCGTGGAAAGGCTGCCGGTCCACCTCCTCGTTCTCGAGCAGCTCGCCGCCGGCGATGAAGACACGCCGGCGCTCGGCGCGGCCGTCCCCGTCGAAGTCCACCAGGGGGTAGCCTTCCTGGACCAGCACCTTCTCCTGCGAGGGATCGAGCCGCTGGCCGAAGTCGTGCTGCTCGTCCGTCCGGCTCTCGCGCGCGAGCTCCTCCTCCGACTCGCGGAGCTCTCCGGCGGTGGGCAGGTCGTCCACGACCTCACGCGGGAATCCCATCTCGACGAGCTCGGAGCGCGTGGCCTCGCGCTCTTGTCCGACGAATCGCGCTCGGGAGAGGTCAAGATGCCGGGCATCGGAAGAGATCCGCATCTCCTCCGGCGGCACGTTCACCACCGTGACCTGGCCTTCGAGGTTCGTCCGCCGGAATCTCGCGTCGTACACCTGCTCGTCGACGAGCGTCTCGATCGCTCCCTGGTCCGTGATCTGCGTGCGAGGAACCTGGTCGACCCGTGTCTCGACCTCCACGAGCTCGAGCTCGTCGTCGCCCAGGAGCGCGTCGTACTGCTCCTCGGTGAGCTTCTGGTAGGACTCGAGCGTGGCCGTATCGCGCTCGTCCCAGAAGGCCTTGACATATCCGTTGATCTGGAGGAGCGCGTCGAAGGTCCAGTTGTAGAGGATCTCGAAGTGCGGATTCTGGTTGAAGAAGACCCATGATACGTAGTCGGTCTCTTGCTGCGCAGCAGGGACGTCTTCCGGCCCCTCGGCCTCGAACTCGGCGAGGTTGTCGGCCGTCGTGAAGATCCGGAGGACGGACGGCAAGACGTCTTCGACGACGTCGGACACGTCCGAGGTCACGTACTGCGAGCTGCCCTCGATCTCGTTGCCGAGCGGCTCCTGGTTGAAGCGGCGCCAGGCCTCCGCCCGGTCGGCAGAGATCTCGCCGTCCGGGTGACCCATCGCCCGCTCGATCTCGCCCCGGACGAGCCGGACGAGCTCCTGGTCGGTCATGCCGGCCACGGGCTAGTGGGCGCTGGCGCTCTTGCCCTTTGTCGCTCCGGTCTCGGTGCCGAGCACCGTCTTCGGGTCGCGCTTGGGCTTCTTCACCGGCGGGCCGCTCGCGGCCTCGTAGTCGCCACTGGCCTGCGCCTTCGCGGCTTCCTCGAAGGTGTCGAACGGACCGGCCAGCTTCCGGCCGTCGTAGCGGTTGGCCACGATGTGGCGGCTGTCGCCCGTCTTTCGGATTCGGGTCTCCATGGTGCCCCCTGCATCATCCGATGCGATCGCATGCGGTGCTACACGATCGGTAGGCATGCTGCGTGGCGGCCATGAGCGGGTGGGTGTCCCGCGGCGGCGTCCCGTCCTTCGTCCGGTAGTAGCTCTTGTACTCCTCGAGCCACTCGCTGCAGCGCTTGTTGGCCCGGAGCCGGCGGGAGCGGAGGCGGTCGAGGACCTCACGGGCGGCGAGCTCGCGCGCAGCGTCGTCGTCCGGAACCGGATCGGGCAGCGTGTTGATCCCACGGTCGAGCAGTTGGCGCGCAACCTCCGTCGAGCGCTTCGGCCAGGCGATGGGAATCGTCTTGCCCCGAGCTCCGACGCCCTCGGCGATCACGGCGGGCACCTCCTGGCGCCAGAGGCAGGCGTCGTAGACGTGGACCAGGTCGGTCTCCCGCGCGTCGTGGGCGAGCCAGACCATCGCGAATACGCCCGACTCGCTGGTCTCGAGGCCTGCGATGCGTCGCCAGGTCGGGTCGAGGGAGCTAGCCATCGCCACCCTTCCTCCACTCCTCGTGCAGCAGCCCCTGGGCGGCCGCAAGACATCCGGCGGCTTCGGGCCAGGAGTCCCACGCGCCATCGGCCTTGAATCCAGCTCGGGTCTCGGTGTCCGCGTGTGTGTACATGACGACGATGTGGACGCTGACCGACCCGGCGACTCGGCGGGTCACTACGCGCGGCTCCGGTTTCATCCGGACGGCCACTCTGGATCGCCGACGGCCTCGATCGCCTGATCTCCGTAGGCTCGCTTGGCGAGCTCCAGGCCTCCGAGGATCTCGATGATGGGTGTCTGCGGCATCGTGAAGGTTTCGAGCTCAGCCGGCGCGCCGTCGTCTCGGTGACGTTGCTTCACCACGAGCGTGGCCCACTCGTACTCGTCTGCATGGGTGAGAAGCCAGCGGGCGAGGTCCTCGACTGACTCCCATCGGTCCAGGTCGAGCTTTCGGACGCTCACCGCTTCGGAATCCGCGCGCCGCGACGGCGCGCCTTGGCGAGCGCGATGGCCTTGCGCTGGCGCTCGGCGGCGGCGGCTCCCTTCTTCCGCCGGGTCCGCGTGACGGCCTCCGGCTCGTCCTGGTTCACCTCGCGGAAGGCCGCACGCACTCGCTGCTTGGTCTTCGGACCGCGGCCGCGACGCTTCTTCTTCCTAGCCGACATCAGCGGCTCGCGAGCGCGCGGACGATCTGGCCTCGTGGCAGACGATCGCAATCTGCTCGACCTTTTTCGCTCTCATACGAGAACCTCCTCTAGCGGGACAGGGTACACCGGCCGGCGCGCCGCGTCCTCGGTGGCGACCGCGACGGCCATGGCCAAAGCCACCATCCCGTCGATGCGGCCGCGGCTGCGCTTGCGGTCCAGCTTGCGGTTCCCGGCGTCGTCCCTCTTCACCACCGCGTTGGCCGCGCACATGGTGAGGACCGGATGTCCGCCGTGCCTCACCCGCTGCTCGAGCAGTGCGGCCTCGAGGGAGTCCAGGGCGGGACCCATCGACTGCCAGCCCTGGCCGAACTCGACGAAGCGGTCGTCGATCACCGGCTCGGGGATGCCGGCGTGCACGAGCCAGGGTCGGAAGTGCCGCATCTTCCACCGATCGAACGCGATCTTGCGAATCCCGCGCTCGAGCAGCATCCGGGCCACCTCCGCCGCGACGAGCTGGTAGTCGATCGCGGAGCCGGGGGTCGTCTTCAGGAAGCCTTGCTGGGCCCAGAGATCGTAGGGAGCGCGGTCCTCGCGGGACCGCTCCTCGAGGCCTTCCTCGGGGAGCCAGAAGGTCGGCCACACGTGAAAGGAACGCTTGTCCTCGTGCGACACGAGGACGAAGGCCGTCAGATCGTTCACCTCCGAGAGGTCCAGGCCGCCGTAGACGTCCGTCCAGGCCTCGGGCGGGGCCCCGTTAACCTTCCACACCGTCTTCGAGACGAACGTGCGCTCAGCGGCCACGCGCTGATTGAGGACCTTGTTGCGGTACTCGGCCTCGCGCGCGGGCATCCGCTCGGCCGCCCGCGCCATGTCCAGGATCTCGTCCTGGTTCTGGAAGTAGGTCCACGCGGGGTTGGCCCGCTTGATCGTGGAGACCTTGAAGGGGTCGAGGTTCTCGGGCGCCGTCCACAGAAAGACCTTGGTCCTGGGGTCGTGACCGGCGAGGCGCCCAGGGCCGTCGAGGCCTCGGCCGAGAGAGCGGCGTAGAGGGTGCCGAGCTCAGGGCAGAAGAGCTGCTTCATGGTGTCGCGGATGACGACGGCATCCTCGAGCACGGGCGAGAGCCGGACCATCTTCGCCGCAATCCGAAAGACCAGGGCGGCCTGCTCTCGGCTCATGGCCGTGGAGTAGAGCTCGGTGTTGCGCCTCGATTCAGGACCGCAGAGGTGCAGGAGAAGCAGGATCGCCGCGAGCGCGGTCTTCCCGTTCTTCCGCCCGAAGGAGATGATTGCGCGGCGGGTCCGGGTCCCGTAGATGCTGCGCAGGATCTTCTTCTGCCAGGGCGCGAGCCGCAGCGGCTTCCCGGCGTGGATACCGTCCGGGACCACGCAGTGAGCCTCGATCCAAGCGATGTTCTCCTCGGCTCGCCGGCGACGCCACCGCTCCTGCTTCGGCTCCTGGGCCCGCCGCGACGTCCGAACGGCCAAGGCTCAGCGGCTGAGACCGGATCCCAGGCTTCCCAGGGCAACAAGGCTGCTGCCGCCGGGAGGCGGAGCGAACTGCTGCCGGCCGAGGCCCGCGAGTGTCGCCTGCGCCTGCGCCTGGGTCAGACCGGCCTGGTTCAGCGACGCGATGTCCTGAGCGGCCGGACCGGGGATCTGCAGCTTAGACACGCGCTCGAGCTCGGAGGCAGTCAGGTAGAGCTGGGTGAAGGCGACCTGGACGTTGCGGGCGTGTGGGCCGGCGGCCACGAAGTGCTCGACGTGCCCCTCGAGACCCATCAGATACTCGTCGTCCTCGGGCAACTTGTGGAGCCAGGCGTGGAGCACGCCTCGGCCGATCGGCTGCCCCTGGCTCACGTGCGGCACGGTTTCGAGAGTCGGCGCAACGGACGGCTCGTCGTCGCGGCTCCAGAGCGCCGCGGGTATCAGGGGGAACCGCGCCCTGCGGTTCCGGATCCCGGGGTCCCCGCTGGCCCGGTTCCATCCCTCACGCCACACGTATTCCGCCTGCATGGCGCTCCGAACGGATCTCCGCTCGCTCGTCCAGGAGCTCCCGCACCTCGCGCGTTAGCTCCACGTCAACGGTCAGGCACATGATTGTCTCCTCTCTACTTCTTCCCCGACGTCCCGGCGCCCCCTGGCTTGAAGTCCCAGGGCTTGCGAGACGGTGTGACCTTCTGCTTGCGCTTCTCGTAGGCGGTGCTGTAGGCGAAGCCGAGTCGCACCGCGAGCGACGCCAGGATGCGCGACTCGCGCTCCTGCATCCGGAGTAGCTTGTCGTACTGATCGAAGTCGATCACCTCCTCCGCGTGCTCGAGGTACTGCGACATGGCCTCGGCAACGTGCCTCGCTGCGATCC